ACTACTAGGAAACATCGTAGACGAAGGAAGAAGATTTGCTTCGATGGCAGATATGAAGGTTGCCGACATGAATCAGAATGCTCCAGTCGGAACTACGCTTGCGATTATGGAGCGGGCAATGAAAGTGCAGTCTGCGATCCAAGCCAGGATACATGCTAGTCTAAAACAAGAGTATAAGATTCTAGCAGGAATTATACGAGACTATACATCCCCTGCATATCCATACGAAACAGAAGAAGGTCAGGAAATTAAAGTAGAAGACTTCGATGATCGTGTTGACGTAATTCCTGTATCTGATCCAAATGCTTCTACAATGTCACAACGTATTATGCAGTATCAAGCTGCAATGCAGTTGGCACAGCAGTCACCAGGATTGTATGACATGCCGTTACTTCATAGGCAGATGATGGAACTCATAGGTATACCGAATGCAGATAAGATTGTGCCGATGCCAGATGAGATTCCTCCTACAGATCCAGTTAGTGAAAACGAAGACTTGCTTACCATGAAGCCTGTGAAAGCATTTGAGTATCAGGACCATGATGCTCACATGAAAGTTCATATGGTTTTGAAAAATGATCCTCAGATTAAAGAGCAAATGCAAAATAATAAGATGGGTGGTCCCATGGGGGCAGCACTCGATGCTCATCTCAGGGAACACCTGGCATTTGTATTCCGTGATCAGATTGAAGAAGAACTTGGTTATGAACTTCCACCTGCAAACCAACCTCTTCCAGAAGATATTGAGAAGAGACTTAGTGCTCTTGTCGCAGAGGCTGCAGAACAGATGCTCGGTAAGAAAAAAGCAAAAGCCAAGGCCGATAAGGATGCGAAGATGCAGAAAGATCCTATCGTGCAGCAGCGTGAGAAAGAGTTACAGATTCGTGAGCAGGACGTACAGCGCAAGGCACAAGCAGATCAAGCCAAGGCACAGACGGAACAACAGAAGATTGCAGCTAAACAACAATTGGAACAACAGAAGATTGCAGCTAAACAACAAGCAGATATGGCTAAAGATCAGTTGGAAAGAGAAAAACTTGCTGTTGAACAAGGGCAGTTTGAAACAGAAAAAGAAATAGAAGTTGCAAAACTAGGTTTAGAAGAATCTAATATTGAGACTCAGCAAGAAATTGACGGCATGAAGCTTGGGATTGATATAGCACGAGAGAATAACGATGAGTGAGGATGTTTTATCGTTACTTAAAAAGAAAATTAGAACACAAATGAATGACTTGGCAGATCATTTAGCCGTAGGATCTGCAAAAGACATGGAAGAATATCGTAAGGTCACAGGCATTATAGAGGGATTGGCCTGGGCTGAACGGGAAGTGATTGATCTAGAAGAGAAATTACTGGCACTTTAGTTCGTAGGACGCAACGCCCAGACGGGGCGCAACAATAAAACGAGAGGCAAGTATGGCGACACTCGCAAAAGAAGTGGAAAATCCTGTTATTGATGTCGAAGAGATCACATTCAAAGATGGTGACGACTCTGCTCGTACCGCATCGCAACTTCCAGAGCCAAAAGGCTATAAGTTGCTGATTGCACTCCCAGAAATCGATGAAACTACCGAAGGTGGCATCATAAAATCGGCACAAAGTCAGCATGAAGAGGCAATTTCTACTGTTGTAGGCTTTGTTTTGAAGGCTGGACCTGATGCATACGGCAATTTTTCGAGATTTCCCAGTGGTCCCTACTGTAAAGAGGGCGATTGGGTGGTATTTCGTGCCTTTAGTGGTACAAGAATAAAAATTCATGGTAAAGAATTTCGCTTAATCAACGATGACACTGTAGAGGCGGTCGTAGAAGACCCCAGAGGCGTAGAAAGGGCATAAAATGGCTGAAGAAAATACTGCAACCACACAAGAAGATAAGTTTTTAGGGGTAAGAACTACTATAGAACCACCTGAAAAGGCTGTTGAGTCAGAAAAAACCGATGATTTGCAAATTGAAGTCGTGGATGACCGCCCATCGGAGGACCAAAGAAGCCCAGTCAATGAAAATGCCGAAGATGATGGCATGGCTAACGACCAGGAACTACAAGAAGTTGGTCAACGGGTACAAAAACGCATAAAAAAACTAAAATGGGAGTTCCACGAGGAACGTAGGGCTAAAGAATCGGCAGAACGCCTGTCTAATGAGGCAGTTAACTACACTCAGGGGCTACAAACAGAAAATCAACGTCTTTTAAAGCTTGTTCAGGACTCACAGAATGCATTGACCCAACAAAGTCAGAGTAGGGCCGATGCAAACATGGTTATAGCGGAAGAAAACTTCAAAAACGCCCATGAATCGGGTGATTCTGCACAAATAGCAGCTGCACAGAAGGCTTTGACCGATGCACAGCTAGGAAGAGCTGCCGCTCCTGCAGTATCACAGAAAATTATTGATAATTGGAAGAATCAGGTGATGGCCGAGAGCAGGCAGGCTGCACAGCAACAAGAACAGTATACACCCCAGCCAATTCAGCCAGATGCAAAGGCAGTTGTGTGGCAAGAAGACAATCCGTGGTTTGGACAAGATGAAGAAATGACTAGCTTTGCATATGGAGTACATGAAAGGCTAGTTAATAGAGAAGGTATTGACCCAAGCAGTGAAGAATATTATCAATTAATTGACTCTCGTATGAAAGAAGTTTTTCCTACGCAACTCGGTGGCAGTAACCAGCGCACCCAAGAATCTGCGGTTATTGTAGACACTGCACAGCCCAGAAGGGCTAAACCGGTGGTCGCACCAGCAAGTAGAAATGCTGGGGCAGCACCACGCACCGTTAAATTAACAGGAACCCAAGTTCGGCTCGCGAAACGCTTGGGACTCACAAATGAGCAGTATGCAAAACAGCTTATGAAGGAGATGGCATAATGTCTGATGAACGCGCACCACGGGAGCCACGCACTCTCGAGAATCGTGAAAACGAAAAAAGAGAACAGTCGTGGGAACCTGCATCAATTTTACCAGACCCCGATCCCCAAGACGGATGGGTGTTTAGATGGATACGAACAGCAATGGTTGGCAACGCTGACAATACGAATGTGTCAAAACGCTTTCGTGAAGGCTGGGAACCAGTTCGTGCCGAAGATCATCCAGAGTTACAGATTATGAGTGATCATAAATCGGAATGGGGTGCAAAGGGTGGAATAGAAGTTGGCGGACTCTTGCTCTGCAAGGCACCACAAGAAACTGTGGACCAAAGACGGGCATATTACAAACAACATGCTGAGTCTCAGATGCAAGCAGTTGACAACAACTATATGCGTGAGAACGATCCTCGGATGCCAGTTCTTGCGCCTGATCGTAAAACTCGTGTAGCATTTGGTGGTGGAAACCGCTAGGTGTTTTAAATTAATTAGTAAATAGGAAAATATTATTATGGCTACTTCAGCTTCACCGTATGGAGCCAGACCTATTGGTACACTAAGCGCATCAGGGTCGTATTCGGCCAAGGTGCGTCATTTACCAATTATTACCACATATGGAACTGCTATTTTTAATGGCGATTTCGTTAAGGTTGCAGCAGACGGTACGATTGCAAAAGATACCGGTACAGCTACTTTAACCAGTTGTGGTATTTTTATGGGATGCTCTTATACGGACCCAACGACTGGACAACCGACATATAGCACACAATGGCCAGCATCAAATGCAGCAACCGATGCAATGGCTTATGTGGTAGATGATCCTTTTGTCGTTTTCCAAATGCAGGCTGACGAAGCAGTGAATACCACAGATCGTGGTCTAAACTGTGACGTTATACAAACCGCTGGATCTACTTCCATCGGTAAATCTAAAAATGCGATTGATGGTGACAGTTGTGCTACAACTAATACGTTGCCTCTTCGTATCCTTGACTTCGTTGACGGGCCTAACAGTCTGCCTCCGAAGGGAACGACCGCGAGTGATGCCTACCCTGACGTCATTGTGAAATTCAATGCTGCGTCGAGTGGGTCAGCCTCTAATCATTCATACTTAAACGCCACTGGCGTATAATAGGAGACTGACAAATGGCTATATCACGCGCACAATTACTCAAAGAACTTTTGCCTGGGCTTAATGCTCTCTTTGGGATGGAATATGCACGGTATGATGACGAGCATAGTGAAATCTATGAGACTGAAAGTTCAGATCGGTCCTTTGAGGAAGAAGTAAAGCTTTCGGGCTTCGACGCTGCTCCCGTTAAAGACGAGGGGTCAGCAATTTCATACGACGCTGGACAGGAGAGCTTCACGGCTCGCTACAACCATGAGACCATCGCCATGGGCTTTGCTATTACCGAGGAAGCAATGGAAGACAATCTCTATGATTCCTTGTCGGCTCGTTATACTAAAGCCTTGGCTCGCGCCATGGCTCACACCAAACAGGTTAAAGCTGTTGTTCCGTTGAACAATGGATTTACTGCCGCCTACCAGAGTGGCGATGGTGTAAACTTATTCACAGCATCTGGTGATGGTGTAACTGGTGGTGACGGTCACCCACTCGTTTCGGGTGGTAAGAACTCTAACCGTCCAGCTACAGCCGTCGACCTCAATGAGACTTCTCTTGAGGCTGCTGTTATTCAGATTGGCAAATGGACAGATGAGCGTGGTCTAATGATCGCTGCTCGTCCCCAGACGCTTGTCATTCCGCCCGATCTTCAGTTCGTGGCACAAAGAGTGATGAAATCTGAGCTTCGTCCTGGAACTGCTGACAACGACATTAACGCTGTGCGTTCAATGGGTGTTGTACCTGGCGGAACTGTTGTAAACCATTATCTAACTGATACGGATGCATGGTTCTTGCTAACAGACGTTCCTAACGGAATGAAGCACTTTAATCGTGTAGCACTTGAAACAAGCATGGACGGTGACTTTGACACTGGAAATGTACGTTACAAAGCTCGCGAGCGTTACAGCTTTGGTGTCTCTGACCCACTAGGGGTCTGGGGATCACCCGGAGCGTAGTATAAGTACGGGGGTGGGAGTCTATTTAACCCCAAAAGTTTTGACTACTGAGACTCCTGCCCCTTTTTTTCTGACTATCGGAAACGATAGAAACTAGCCACTACAGGAGAAAGACATGGCTAACACAACTTTTCAGGGCAATGTTCGGGCAGAAAGTGGGCTTGAACAGGTAACAAAGAATGCAACTACGGGTGCATACACTACTAACTTTGACGTAGACTCAAGCGGTAATGTTTCAGGTACTGGTACGCTTAAGCTGACTGGTGCTACGAACATGCTTAGTGACTACGAGTCTATTACCACTGCAACGAAAACCTTAACATCGGCTGATTCTGGTACGGTTTATGGTTTTAATAAAGCAGATGGTATTGTAGTTACACTTCCAACTCCAGCAGCAGGAATTCAGTATACGTTCCTCGTGGAGACGACCTTCACTTCAGCAGGGCAGATTAAGACTGCTACTACCGACGGAACCGATGGGTTCTTAGGAACTGCTTTCTTGTTTGACACAGGAGAGATCGGAGAAACCGACAACTTCCACCCAGCGTCATCCAATGATGTTATTGATTTGGGTGCCATTGAGCAGGGCTGGTTGACGGGTGGTTGGATTAAGCTCACAGGAGTGAATACAACCACATGGTGGGTTGAAGCATTCTTGATGGGTGATGGAACACTGGCTACTCCGTTCACGGATAGTTAAGATTAATTAAACAAGATAGGGCCATCCACCTGTTTGGGTGGGTGGCCAGATCTTCTGCTATGGGCAGAGCGAAAGCTCCCGTACCCATAAGGAGATTTAGATGGCTG